ACATGGCACCCGGAAACTGATTATCTTGGAAATCATTTACTTTCATGCGACAAGTTTATAAATATGATTGGATTTGATCAAGAAACAGTTGATCTTGAGTTAGGAATTAAATATGTCGCCAATAGCATTTTCTCAGATAATTCTGACTATGATCCGCTTAAATATTTGTCAGAAGCAGAAAGCAGGAATATTGATTTAATAGGATTTTTCCCTAAACAATGAAACGAAACGATTTAGTCAAATTTGATTCAAAAAATTCGTATAAATGTGATGACGTATTAATTGTATTGAAAGCAGAGTTAAAGCATAATTATAAAATAAAGAATAATCATGTTGTTCATGATGATTTAGGCGAGATATTGCATTGTTTCGTCTATAATTCTGCTACAAATAAAAAATTTTGGATATCTGCTGAAAGATTGACATACCTATAAAAAATAGGAGTCAATCATGTCAGAAAAATTAATTTGTCAAACATGTAATTCGGAATATTCACTACCACCCTCCAAGGCAAAAAATTCTAAATACTGTTCTAGGAATTGTAAAACAATAGGTTTAACTAAGGAAAAACAAGAAATAACTTGTAAATGTTGTAAAAAATCTTTTACATCGAGAAAAAGCAAAGAATATTGTTCTAAAGAATGTTATATAAAAGAAGTTAAAATTAATCGTATTGATTTGAAATGCGAAAACTGCGGCATATCATATCAACGTCCATCAAATAGAATAACTAAATATTGTGGTAAAGAGTGTCAAAGGTTTGCACAAAGCAGTGGATTAGCTGAAGTTCCGTCAAACGGAAGAACGGGTTTTAGAAAAGATTTGCCACCAAATTATTTTTTTAAATCGTCTTTAGAAGCAGATTATGCTAGATACTGTCAAGCAATAGGTAAACCTTATATTTACGAACACAAAACGTTTACAGTTTCATATGATGGCAGAGATAAAAAATATACTCCAGACTTCTATCACCCAGACGAAGATAGATATGTTGAAACTAAAGCAATTAGGCGTGACAGAAAGTTCAATCAGAATTTGCTGGCTGCTGATTTGTTAAAAGAACAAGGTATTAATATTGATGTATTATTGATGCAAGATTTTTATAACATGATTAAACAAAGCGGTCATTACTGGTTAGTTGACAATATTGAAAATAAAAATTATCTTGGGACGAAACATTTAATTTATTTGAAAAAGAAAGTTTAAAATGTTTTTCAAAAAACACAAAAGTAAACCTGAAATGAAATTTAACGTAGGTGATCTAGTTTCTATTAAAGGTCATGTCAAATTATTCTCAGGTCTAATTTTAGATGCGTATTCTGTTAAAGAAGGAATTCAGGACTTTGTTTATGTGATTTTTTGGCAAAACGGCTTAATCATCGAATATCACGAGAGAGATATCAAAATTATTTCTAGATGTTTAAAACATCAAAAAGGTGCAAATTGAATATATTCATATTAGACACAGACCCTAAAAAAGCTGCTGAATATCATTGTGATAAGCACGTTGTTAAAATGACCTTGGAGAGTATATTTATCATGTAAGACTTCAAAAAGGACTAGACATGATAGCGTGCAAAATATGCGATGATAGTTTTAAAAACATTAATTCACTTTCTAAGCATATAACAGCAAAACACAAAGACATTACAAAAGAAAAATACTATTTTGATTTTATTAGTGAGACAAGCGGTCTTTGCTTATTATGCAATAACAAAACAAATTTTAGAAGCCTGTCAAAAGGATTTTTAAAATATTGTAGTCATACATGTGCTTCTAAATGTAAAGTTAGAAGAAAAAACATGTCAGAATCGCAAAAAGGTAAAAAACAAAGCAAAGAAACAATTGACAAGCGTATTGCAAATACAAATCAAAAAAGAAAAGAAAAGTCTAGAAAAGCAACAATGATAAAAAAATACGGAGTTTCTAACTGGACACAGACTCAGATTGGAAAGAAACATCTTTCAAAAATCAACAAAGGGTCAAAAAAACCACGAAGCATTATTCATCAAAAAAAAATAATTAATGCTAAAATAAAAAACAAAACTATAAAGCATACGGAAAAAACAAAGCTAAAAATTTCTAAATCATTGAATTCTTCCGAAAAGTTCCAAGAATGCATAAGAGGAAAACATATTCCAAAAAGCAACGGAAAACATCTTACAGGATATTTTAATAACATTTACTTTAGAAGTTCTTATGAGTTGTCTTTTTTAATTCAAATGTTTGAAGATAAATTAGAAGTAATATCTGCAGAGTCTAAAAACTTTGTTGTCGAATATGAGTATGAAAGTAAAACAAAAAGGTATTTTCCAGACTTTTATATACCTAGTAAAAATTTAATTATTGAAATAAAACCTTCATCTATGTGTGATTTACCTAATAATGTAAGTAAATTTAAAGCAGCACGTAAAAAATATAAAAGTTCTTTTAAGATCGTAACTGAACGTGATTTGAATTGTTTGAATAACCTAAAAAGTTTATATAAAAAATATATACACTTAATAAAGGATGTAAATAATGAACATATTTGTTCTTGATAACAAACCAGAAATGATTGCAAAATATTTGTGTGACAAGCACATTGTCAGCCACATACTTGAGTCCATGCAAATGTTGTCTACAGCACATTGGGTAAAATTATTAGAAGACAAAGAAAAAAGTGTTGCAGATTTTAAAAAAATGAAAGATATGAAGGAATACCTTTACAATAACACAAATAAAAAACTGCAACCACCCTATAAACTAACACATATACACCATCCTTGTACTGTTTGGACGCATCAGACAAAACAAAATTACATTTGGCATTTAGACTTATGCTACGAGTTATGTAAAGAGTACACAAAAAGATATAATAAAACACATAAGTCTGAACAGTATATTAACTGGATGCGTAATAATTTACCTTTAAACATCAAAGATGACGTATTGCAAGACTTTCCTGTTTGCATGAAAGAAGAATACAAAATTTCTAACGATCCAGTTGTTTGTTATAAATACTATTATATTATGGACAAGTCTAGATTTGCTAAGTGGCGTTTAGGTAATATACCTTCTTGGTTTTCAAAAGGATTAAAAAGAAAGAGTAGTATGTAATATTTATATTATTATAAAAGGTGTTATTATAAATGTTATTAAAAGAAAAGAAACTGCGTGAATATATTAAGCTTGTTTTAGAAGCAGATGAATATCCTACACAAGCAACATTAGACAAACAACGTGAAAGAGAAAAACAACAAGCAAGAAAAGGCATAATGCAAATCAACGATTTTAGTGATTCTACTATGCCTGTAGGCGAATATAAAATCCCAGTCGAAAAAATTAAAAAACAGTCTCCTGTGGTTAAAGCACTCAAGGCATTAGCTTTTACTTTAGGCTTAGGTGCAGTTGCTTTTCCGGCTTATAAGATTGCTTTCCAAATTGATAATACAAATAAAGCAACATCTCAAGAAGATGCTGTAAATCACGCAAAAAATATTTTAAAACAGTCTGAAGGTTTGAATGTTACACATGAACAAGAACAAAGCGCTCTTGACAACTTAAACGCTCAAAACAACGATTCAGAGACACAAACAAACAATACACAAAATCCTGTCGTAAACTATGAATACGATCATTCCGGAATTAACAGGACATATGTTATTGAAACTTTAAAAGTTCATGAAGGTTTTAGAGCTAGTCCATATTATGACACAAAAGGTTTTGTTACTGTCGGGTACGGCACAAAAATTGAAGGGCTAAGTCAAAATACTTCTAAGGCAAACCAAACCTTGACGGGTGATGATGCTTCAGCAGCGCTGAAGCAGTTAGGTGAAGAGCAGTCATCTTATACGTACACAGAAGGTGACACAACAATTTCTAATGATACAGCAAGTGTATTGTTAACAGAAAAATTTGACAGTATTCACCCGAACTTTGTAAATAGAATTGGAAACAACTATGAATATTTACCCAAAGAGTTAAAAGAACTTCTAGCAGATATGGCTTATAATATGGGAGCTTACTTCTTTAATGGCTCAAATTTTATTGAGAACGTTAGGACACTCAGCAATTTGTTAGAAATTGCTGTTAATAGGCCTAGCGCGTTAACTCCTCAACAAAAAGAAGAAATCAGAGATCTAGTTTCGTTTGGCATACCCTCGAACATGATTGACAGTGAATATTTCGATGATTTAACTTCTCCGAATGACGAAAACGGTGCTGGAAGACCTACACCACAAAATGCGCAAGAAGTTTTGCAAGTTATTAACAGCTATACTGGGCGACCTATTAACTTGTTAAATCATTATTTGAGTGCAATTAATACAACTAATGTTATATTCGAATCAAAATTAAACTTAAAATCAATATATAAAAATTTATATTCTTAAATGACACGCTTAATTTAACAACATGTTAAGACATTATAAGTTTTATATAATGCCTTAGTAAAGTTTCGTTTTGTGCATCATTTAAACGTCTAATTGCTTCATCCCTTATAGACACATTTTTGTCTTTTGCTAAAATTTCTAGTGCTTCTGGAGGTGCATTATCGTTATTTGCAGCAAAAGATCTCATGGTTGGGTTCGAATCGTTAACGATATGATTCAAGATTTTTTTTGATTCTTTCGAGTAGCTAACAATAGCACGAACTTCATACAGAAATTCAGGAATATTTTCTTCATTAGCATTTCTTAGTATAATATACTGTTCTAAACTAATTGAACTGTAATAGCTTTCAATGTCAATTTCTAATCTTTTTTCTTGCGAAGTGTCTTTTAATAAATCGTCAAATAAACTTCCTAAATATTTTTTTGCTTCTACTTCTGTTAAAGCATTGTTATTTGCGTTAACAGATGCCGTATTACCAAAAAAACTAATTTCCTTTTGTTTTTTGGACAAGCTTATGCAAAGTTTTCTTAAAGGACTTTCGACTTGTCCAACTGCTTTATTTATGCAATAGTACATGTGAAGATTAAGTCGTCTATGGTAATTTAAGAACATATTACCAGAACCTGAAATTGATGTGCACCATCTCATGTTGCCTGTATTTTGTCCTGCTCCTCGACTAGGATTAAACGTTTCGTCATAGGAAACTTTAGTTCCGTCCCAATAAGATCTCGCTAAAGCAATACTTCCGCGTATGGTCTTAGGGTAAAATATAATCCAACTGTCATTTTCAGCAACAAACTCAAAGTCGTTATCATTGGCATTAGATATTACTGAAGTGTATAAAGAGTTAGTGTCTCTTTTGTTACCTTTACCTAAAACATACGTTCTAGCTTGTTGAAATTCTTGTATATCGTCATAAGTTGCTGTACAAGAACCTTGATTTAACTTTCCTGATAGAGAAATTGATTCATCTTCACCCGGTATATTGATAGTTAAAAAATCTTGTCTGTGTCTGTTAGGTTCAATTGAGTTTTTATAGAATTCAAATTGTTGTATAAAGTCGTCTGAGCTGTGATTTTGACCGGCATCAATACTGTTTGAAATAATATCTAGATAGTCAGTATTACCTTTTAATTGTGATGTAAATCTTGATGTGTCAAGTTGCGGGTATTTTTCTTCGAATTTTTAAACGAGACTTCAACGATCAGTTCTTTATTTAAAAAATTTTGCCATTCATAAAGTATTTCTTTAGTTTGCATGTAACAATCCTTGTATATTTTTTGTGTAAATTATAATAAATATTCTTTATTATTTTTAAGATATTATAAACTTTATATAACGTCTTAAAGTTGACTCGTTCTGTCCAGCGGGCAAAAGTTTTTCATACTCCTTCGAATTTCTTAATGAAGATCTTATTTCTTCGTCTTTTGAGTATGAAAGAATAGAAACTATCGACTCTCCGTCAGCAAATTCTAACAAATCTTTTCTAGCAGCGACAGCACGTTGTACAAGTATACTACGATCATTAGCAAGTTCGTCAAGCATATCACCTGATGGATCAAATTCTAACAAACATTTATTGGAAGCTACAGCTGCTCTTACACGTTCGTCTTCATCATAGAAAAACGTTCTTAACATGTCTTCACCATGCGTGCCAATTTTAAGTAAATCTTTATTGCTAGCAATGCCTATCTTTATTAGAGTACTCTTTTTATTTAAAAAATATCTTATTAAGTCTCCTGACGGGTCTATTTCGTACAAATCTTCTCTAGCAGCAATTTTTGAGCTTATTTTATCATATGGGTCACTACCAAGAACTCTAACTACGTCTTCAACGTCGTCTAATTCATGCAAATCCTTTCTTTCTGCAACGGCTAACTTTACTTTATCATCAGAATCTCTCGCAAGTCTATATATTATTTCATCTGCATTTTCAAGTTCTAATAAATCTTTTCTTTTTGCTAAAGCTTCTCTTAAAGCAACATATTCACTTGTCACGAGACTTTCAATCAGATCACCTTCTGGATTTATTTCTGACAAACTTATGTTTTCATTAAAAACAATTTCATCTCTTACGAAATCATTTGAACTCTTTAAAAATTTACGCGCTAAATCTCCGGAAGGATCTAGATCTGGAAAATCTTCTCTACGTATTATAGCACGTTCTATAGACGTCTTTTGATCACCTAAATATTTTGACTCATTATCAATAAAGTCCAAAATATAAATAGCAACACTCTTATCAGCATACTTTGCGTAGTTACTTAATTCTTTTCCAACTGCTGAAACGTCAGTGCCTTGTATTTTCATTTGACGGATTTGTCTCATAAGCTGTGATACAGTTATTTTTGAATATACTTCTTTAAAAGACGTTTCTTTTCTCTGGGACACTAAAGATGTAATTTTCTCGATTATAGCACCATCAACATATTTATTTATATATTCTTGATCAATGCTTTTATTGTTAGCATCAACAGTTGCGTCACCAAATTCACCTCGATGTAACTCTACTTGACCATCATGAGTTTTTATATACGCTAAACAAAGACGTCTAATTCCACTTCCTTTATATTTATCATAATCAGAATTAATAAAATAAAACATATACAAATTGTTTGCGTAATTCTTAAACATATTATTTCCAGAAGTAACGCCCGTACACCAACCAACTCTGTTTTCTGGGGCAGTTTCTTCAGACCCGTCAGGCTTACCGTGAGCCCATGCTATCGAACCAATAGCTGTCTTAGGTTCAATCACTACCCAATCTTCTCCGCTATGAATAACATTGAAATCTTGATACTGTCCTACGACAGGACGACCATTCTGGTATTGACACTGTTGTCTTAACTCTTTTTTATTAAAATTATTTGAATTTGATTTTTCATCTAATTCTTTTCTTAAGTCGTCAATTGTGTAAGTACCGTTACCGATTAGATTTCTAGTTTTAGGACCTGTAGATTGATAGACTTTATGGTAGTGTTGACTAACTGCATCTATAATGTGACTTATCGGTTCACCTTTTTCTAACTCATTTTTAATGACTTGAGAATATTTTGAGCTGAATTGGTTTGAGTTCCAGAATTTTGTAAACTCAGACGCATCGTCTTCAGAATATTGTTCGTTTGTCTTTAAAATATTAATAAGTTCTGTAAGCGGAATGATTCTGTTTTCGTTTAGAAATTTTTTCCATTCATTGATCAGTTCTTTAGTTTTCATGTAGCAATCCTTGTATATTTTTTGTGTAAATTATAATAATAAATATTATAATAAATTATAAAATAACATTTTAAAATGTATATGATGATTGATATTATTCCACCGAATCGTTTCGTCGGGTTGCATGCACATAACACTTTTTAATAAGTTAGTACCAAGATAATATTTTTTGGGAAGACAAATAATATATTGTGTGTAAATTAAATTAATTTAAATTAAAATAAAATATAAATCAAACAATTCAAAAAGGTTAAAAATGAACAATACATTTAACGTAGAAAGGAGGTATCTAGAGAAGGTTGAACTTGATATGCTTAAGCCCGATCGATTTGTCGGTCTGCATGCACATTCAACCTTCTCCTAGGTATCTGTATATGATGGATTAGGTTATCCAGCTGATCACATTAATTTCGTTCTTTCAGAGTCGCAAGGAATGGATGCTTGGGCTTTAACAGATCACGGTAACGGCAATGGCTTAGCACATGCACATGCACATGCAGTTAAAATGCAAAAAAGTGGTCGTAAATTTCGCCAAATTTATGGCGTTGAGTTTTATTTCGTACCATCTCTCCAACAATGGAAAAAAGATTATCAAGATCATAAAGATGCTGTAACAGCTGCAAAGGCAACTAAAAACGAAGAGAAAAAAGCAAAAGAAAAAGTAGACATTGATGCGGATGATGAAAGTGGTGGACTTGTTGTTGAAGACGAGGATGAGACAAAAACAATCGACGTCTTGCAAGACGAATGGAAACGACGTTATCATCTGGTTGTAACTGCAAAAAATCGCGTAGGATTAAATAACTTATTTTCTCTAGTTAAACTGTCGTATAAGGATGGATTCTATAGATATCCTCGTATTGACTTTGCCATGCTTAAACAGTTTGGTGAAGGATTACATGTATCAAGCGCATGTTTAGGTGGAATCCTAAGTAACAGGATTCTTCGTGGAGAAGTTCATGGTCATAGTAGAAATCAAATTCAGACAGAACTTTCTAATTTGACTGATCGATTTGTTGATTGCGTTGGTATTAACAACTTTAAACTCGAACTCCAGTTCAACAAACTAGAAAAACAGCATACAGTTAATGACTACCTTATTGAACATCACAAAATGACAGGAATTCCTCTTATCTGCACCGCCGATTCTCATTATCCAACTCAAGAAGCATGGCAAGCGCGCGAGCTTTATAAAAAGTTGGGTTGGCTAGGCAAGAAAGATGGAATGACTCTTCCTGAAATTGAGGATCTTAAATGTGAGTTATATCCTAAAAATGCGACACAAATGTGGGACGAATTCTTGGATGCTTATCCTACTTATGATTTCTATAGAGGCAATGAAGAGTTAGTTCGCGATGCTATCGAAAGAACACACGATATTGTGTGGAATGAGTTTGAAGACACATGGACAGACACGTCAGCGAAACTTCCAACAATTTCAGTCCCAGGTAAAACACCTTTTCAACATTTAACTAGTCTAGTCAAAGACGCTTTAATCGATCATGATTTACATACAAATCAAGTGTATGTTGATCGAGTTAAAGAAGAATTGTCAGACATTAAATACTTAGGTCACGCTGCTTATTTTATTACAATGTATGAAATCTTTAAAAAAGCTGAACAAAAGACATTGTTAGGACCAGGACGTGGCTGTTTTTTACCTGCGACCAGAGTAAAAATGTCAGATGGACTTTATAATACATTAGAAGGAGTTAAAATTGGTGAAAAAGTCTTAGATGCATACGGCAATGAAGAATTTATTTTAGATAAGTTTATTTATAATATCGACGAAGATATTATTGAGCTAGAATTTGAAGACGGTAAAGTCATAAGGTGTACTAAAGATCATAAATTTTTAACGACAAACAGGGGTTTTGTAGAAGCACAACATCTTAACGATGATGATGATATAGCAGAAGTTTAAAAAATTTAGAATCTCAAGCAGGTCCGATATACGTACTATAAAGGAGATTTTAAATGACTAAACAGATAAAGGCATTAACAGATAAGCAGATAAATTACATTAAGTCTTTACTAGAAGAAAACAAAGTGTCAATAATAACACAAGACATTTTAAATAAATTACAAAACAAGTATGACTTAAATCGTCTTCAAATTAAAAGAAGAGCTACTGCTGCTGGATTTAAAATTATTATAGGCTACACGTGGAAAGAAATAACAGAAAACACACCTAAGAAGTCTTACGTATCACTTAAATGTAATATATGCAAAAACGAATATGTAACAAAGCTAATTAAACTAGAAGGTAGAACTTATTCAAAAGAGCCTTTATGTCCAAAACATTATAGGGATATAATAAACAAATCTGACGCGTGGCGAGAAAAAAATAGACAAGCACAATTAAAAGCACAAAATAGACCTGAAGTGTTGAAAAAGCATAGTTTATCACAAAAAAGAAGACATGCAGATCCAAAAGTTAAAGAGCAATATCGACAAATTGCAAAAAAGTTATGGGAAAACGAAGAGTACGCAAAAAAGGTTACCGATTCATTAAGGAAAAAATGGGAAGATCCAGAATATGCTGAACGGGTTATTTCTAACTCTAAACGTCAGTATCACGGTGAATACGAAAATTTAAAGTATCAGAGTCTCGTTGAGTTAGCGTTTATATTATGGCAAAAAAGTGTAAATAAAAAAATTGAAAGATATAATCTTAAAGGAATAAAATGGTGCAATAATAGAAATTATTATCCAGACTTTATCGTCGACGATAATATAATCGTAGAAGTAAAAGGTGGACCAAATGGTTGGATGCATCAAGGAAAAGAAGAAATTATTTTAAAACAAAACGCGTTAATAGCTTGGTGCAGCAATAACGCATATAGTCAAAGATTAGTTTTTAAAAAAGATATACCAGAAAATTTTTATAGAAAAGCGAAAGAAATTCATGGCAAAACTTGTTCGAAAAAAGACGATTAAATACGTAGGTGAAGTTATTGATCTTCATGTAAGTAATTCACATACATACAACGTTGAAGGTAAAGGTGTACACAATAGCGGTGCAGGGAGTTTGGTTAATTATCTACTTGGCATCACACAAGTTGACCCTATTCCTTATAATCTTCTTTGGTCACGCTTTCTAGGTCGTCATAGATGTTTAGATGAAGACACATATGTGATGTCAGAAAACGGGAAAAAGAAAATTAAAGACGTATCTGAAGGTGAAAAAGTATTGACACATACAGGACAATATCAGAAAATTGTCGATAAAGAGGTAACACAACATGATCTTGCAATTGAAATTATGTTTAATGGAAGAAAGATTGTGTGTTCACCTAATCACAGATGGATAGTTAATCGAAATGGTCAAGAAGTAGAAACGATGGCATGTCATTTACAAAAAGGCGATAAATTAATTAGATTATGACAAAATAACTTTAGACGCTTTCTTTTTTGAGTTTTGATCTGGCTTCACTTGATATTTTACTATCAGGATCATTAGACAGAAACTCTACTACTTTTTGACTTATATTGATATTATTTAATAATGCACTTTTAACAACATATGAAGTGTGTCGTGCAAGTTCTAATTGAATCTGATTATTATCAGGCGTGTGTGTATAACTCCAAGCGTCATATTTCAGTTCAGGTTCGACAATCTTTTCAGCTAAAATTTTGCAAAAGCTTATGTCGTTTTTATACTTGTCTAGACTTAAAATTTTAATAAACACACGTCTAATAACATCATCATC